GCTCACATTTATGCCAATCGAGAAGTGGCTTCTGCATCCGATTTGAAAGAAATTCCGTTTCATATTGGCTCGCTACTTGCTCCTTTCCGGAGGATACCATTGTGAAAACCATCGCAAAAGCTCGTTTCGAGCTCAACGGACGGCGTTACGAGGCAGGAGACATCGTGAGTCCAGCCGATGCAGCCCCAGCAATCGATCGAGGCTGGGCAAGGAACACGTTCGAAGAGCAGGATGGGGAATTGCCCAGCCTTCCCCGCAAACGCTCGCAGGCGACCACGCCCGTGGACGCGATTAAAGCGCTGGACGGCGCTCCGGAACGCAAATGACCGGAGCTGGAGACCTCAGAACAGTTTGTCTGTTCCAGCAAAGGGCGGACGTTACCGACGGAGCGGGCGGATTTACGACCACTTGGGCTAGCGACCTGACTGTTCAAGGCGAATTCAGGTCGTCTTCTGGTCGCGAGATACTCCGTAATGGGCGACTAGAGAATTCAGTAGCTGCCGCCTTGCGTTGTCGTGCGCTGGACGTTGCATCCGTTGACGAAGGGTGGCGAGTAACGCTGGCTGGCGTTGTTTGGAACATTCAGGCCAAGATGGCATTCAGCCAGAAGGGCGAATGGGTGGATTTCATCCTTGAGCGAGCAGGGAAAGACGCTGGCATATGATCACAGTTGAAGTGCGCGGCAAGGATCAGCTTTTCAGAGCTCTGAACAAGTCAATCCCAGGCGTCAATCAGGAGCTGAAAGCGGAGCTTGCGAAGACTGGCGAGGAATTTGCCGGAACAGCACGACGCTTTGCCCCGCGCGGTGTTACTGGTGAGCTGCTCGCATCCATCAATTGGGTCTGGACAAAGAACACCCAAGCGGACAATTCGCGCTCGCCCGCAATTGTCGTGATGGCAGGAGCAACACCTGAGAACTCTGATCCTTATTACGCACACTTTGTGGAGTTCGGAACAGAGAACACTCCCAAGCAGCCGTTTTTCTTTCCTGCTTACCGGATAGTGCGCAAGCGCTTCAATGCGCGCGTTGCGGCAGCAATTCGACGAGCCAAAAAGAAGGCTGGCCTCGGATGAACAAAAATGTTCAAGTTGAGATCTTCGAGGCGCTGACAGCAGCCGCGATTTCTGGCGTCACACAAATCCGTGACACACCCAAGACCCAAACATCAGCATCAGATTTCCCTTTCATCGAGATCGGCGCGGGACAAGCGCTTCCGTCCGATGCAGGAGGGGATACTGGGATTGAAGAATATCTTGACATCCATGTGTATTCTCGTACCAACGGGCAAACGCAAGTCAAGACCATAATGCAGTCGATTTACAATGCCCTTCACCATACCTCCCTGACAGTTTCGGGCAGGACGACAGCGCATTGCTACTTTGACTCATCGCGGATCGTTGAGACTCCGGACGGGCTCACTCGTCATGGCATAATGACGTTCCAAATCATCCACCGCAATTAATGGGAGACCATCATGTCTTTGAAAGGTTCAGCACTGGTTCTGAAGAAGGGAACGACCACTTCCGGAACAGCGATCGCCGCGATGCGCACGATAGCCGTCCAGATCAATTCCGAAACGGTTGACGTCACGTCGGCCGACGACACCAATCGTTGGCGCCAACTGCTCGCCGCAACCGGCGTCAAGTCCATGCAGATCACAATGTCCGGTATCTTGAAGGACGTTGCTACCGCTTCCACAATGATCAAGGACGCGATCGCCCAGACGGTGGACGCGTATGGCATCGTCGCGAGCACACTCGGAACATTCAATGGAACCTGGCAGCTCACGAGCTTCGAGTTTACCGGCGAGTACAACGGCGAAGCCCAGTACACAATGACGCTGGAAAGCGCGGGCGACATCACATACGCGTCGGTGTAATAGCGCATGTTGATGGCAAACCCAGAGCGGGGCGAAGTCCTGCTGAAACTCGGATCGAAGAGTGTTGTTCTCTGCTTCGAGTTTAAACGCCTTGCAACATTCTCTGGAATGATCAAGGCAAAGAGCATCTCAGACGTGTTTGGGGTGCTCAGAGGCAGTGAGCCGAATGCTATGGTCGCATTCATTCACGCCTTCACTGTGGACGGCGATCCTGAAGAGCTTGTTGCTGAGATCAAAAATATCCGCGACTTTGCAACAGTTTCTGAAGCTGCAATCCGCGTGTTGAACGTCTTCGTCGGAGACGACCCAAAAAAAGACGAAAGCGGAGTGGAGGAAAGGGCGGATCAAGTCCCGACCGACCTATTCCATTCCGCGAATGGCTAGAGACTGCTCTTGGTGTCCTGCAATGGTCGCCGCAGACCTTTTGGAATGCCTCGTTTGTTGAGTTTGATGCGGCACTGGAGGGCTGGTCAAAGCTCCAGCGCGGCAAGGCAGGAAGGGCAGACCCAATCAGCAGGGATGAAGCTGAGGACATGTTCGCAGCGGAGGAACGCCGCTTGGCAAGGTTGAAAGCGAATGCCGCAAACAAGTGACGTCAATCGTCTGACGGTCCTGATCGAAGCTAACACAAAAAGCTACGAACGGGCTATGATGAAGATGCAAAAGACCACTGAGGATCGACTCAGGCGGATCGAAGGTCAGACACGCAAGACAAAGTCTGAATTTGACCGCATGGGGCAGTCCATGAATGCGCTCGGGCCGATGGCGGCACGAGTCGGTGGCTTGCTTGCGGCTGGTCTTTCGGTCGGAGCGGCGATCAAGTATGCTGAGGCATACAACAAGATCCAAAACTCTCTGAAAATAACTGGACTGGAAGGGACCAAGCTTGCCAATGTGCAAGACCAGCTTTTCCAGTCTGCAATCCGCAATGCTGCCCCAGTGGAAGCACTGGTAGACCTGTACAGCAAGGCATCGCTCGTGCAAAGTCAGCTGGGTGTTTCCACTCAAGAGCTTCTGAAGTTTACCGACAATGTCGCGGTTGCGCTCCGCGTGTCTGGTAAGTCCGCACAGGAAAGCTCCGGAGCGCTCATGCAGCTCGGGCAGGCGCTTGGATCCGGAACGGTACGCGCAGAAGAATTCAACTCCATCCTTGAGGGCGCTCCCACCATTGCGATTGCAGCGGCGGCAGGCCTGAAGGAAGCGGGCGGCAGTGTTGCGAAGCTCCGTGCCATGATGCTGGACGGCGAGATTTCTTCCATCGCATTCTTCAGGGCATTTGAGGCGGGCGCTCCTGTTCTGCAAGAGATGGCCGAAAGAACCACACCAACCCTCTCGCAGGCTTGGCAAAATCTCAGCACGATCGTGCTTCAGTCTGTTGGGCAGTTTGACGATGCCACTCAGGCGACAGACCTGCTGGCAAAAACTGTTCAAGGTCTTGCGGATACAATCAAGGGCATTGACTGGGATGCAATCATGTCTGTTCCAGGACAGTCCATTCAGAATGCCATGGCAAAGATGTCCGCATTCGGGCAGCAAGTCAGAAACTTTCTTGACGATACTTTTGGCGACGGCACGACCGCCGCTGATTATGATTTTCTTAAACCTCAGCAAGTTTCCGCACCTAACACAGGCACTCCGGAAGGCTTTACTTATGGCGTTGGCGCAAAGCGATCGAACGCAAAAGTAACCCCAGTCAGCCTCGCTGACTTCTCACCAACATCCACATCCAATGCTAATTCTGCATCAGCCTCCAAGGCATCCGCTTTGCAGGCAGAAGAAGATCGTGTGAACAAATTGCGCGGCGCTTACTCGTCTGCCTCTGAGATCATTGATCAGTTTGCTGAGAAGCAGAAAGAAGCAGCGGCCAAGCAGAAAGAAATGGCCGATGCCATTTCTGACTTTGCGCAAGGCATCGTCAGCGATCTGCGCAATGGTGTTTCTGCAGCGGATGCTCTGAACAATGCTCTTATGCGCATTGCGGACAGCTTGATGTCGGCCGGAATTGATGGTCTGGCAGGCTTGCTGGCTGGTGCATTTTCTCCAAAGCCTGTCATTTCCAGTGGATTGAGTTGGGGTGGGCCGCGCGCGCTGGGTGGACCAGTAGACACAGGATCGGCATACAGGGTCGGTGAGAATGGTCCGGAGCTTTTTGTACCAAACACCGCAGGCAAGATTGTTTCTACTGCCGCTGGATCGATGGGCTCAAGTGCTGGATCTGTTTTCAACATCGACGCAAGAGGCGCGCAAGCGGGCGTAGCAGATCAGATAAAGCAGGCTCTCGAGCAGTATGATCGCGGATCGTACAGCAGGCATGTCCGCAACACCTTCCAAGGGCGCAAGCGCGGAGACGTGCGGTAATGGCAAATTATTCCCTCCCATACACCAACCTGGCATCATGCCTTTTTACCCCAGTTCAGAACGTAGTGTCTGCATCAGTAGGGCGCGGGCTGACAGTGAATGTGTTTGAGATCACAGAACAGTTGTTC